GAAAGCAACCCGCGCCTCATGGCCGATTTTCCCGGCCAGTGCGGCGAGGGGCGCGTCTGGAACGTGGGCACCATCATCACGGCCGGCAACGTCAAGATACAGGCATTCGGCGCGGGCAAGCGCATGCGCGGCCTGCGGCACGGCCCGCACCGCCCTGACCTGGTGCTGCTGGACGATCTGGAAAACGACGAGAACGTGCGTTCTCCGGAGCAGCGCGACAAGCTGGAAAACTGGCTCATGCGCACGGTGCTGTCCCTCGGCCCGGCGGACGACAGCATGGACGTGATCTACATCGGCACCATCCTGCATTACGACAGCGTGCTGGCCCGCACCCTCAAAAAGCCGCAATGGCATGGCCGCACGTTCCGCGCCGTGGAAAAGATGCCCGACGATCTGGCCCTGTGGGACATATGGGAGCGCTTCTACAAGACGCCCTCGGTCGGCCCGGAAAAAGCGCGGGCTTTCTATGAGCAGCACCGGCAACGTATGGACGCCGGGGCCGTGGTCAGCTGGCCGGACTTCCGGCCCCTCTACACCCTGATGTGCAAACGCGCCGAGGATCGGGCCGCTTTTGACAGCGAACAGCAGAACGACCCCCTGGTGGGGGATGCCGCGCCCTTCGCGGAGGCCATGCAGTTCTGGAGCGAGCTGCCGCCGGGCCTGATCTTTTTCGGGGCCTGCGACCCCAGCCTGGGCAAGGCCGGGGCAGGGCGCGACCCTTCGGCCCTTCTGGTGGGCGGCCTGGACCGGGAAAGCATGCGCCTCTATGTGGTGGCCGCCGACATCAAAAAACGCCACCCGGACCGCATCATCCAAGACCTGATCGCCCTGCAACGGCAATGGCATTGCGTGCTGTGGGCCGTGGAGGCCGTGCAGTTCCAGGAGTTTTTCGCCGAGGTCCTGGTGCGCGAGGCCGCCCGGCAGGGCCTGCCCCTGCCGGTATCGCCCGTCAAGAACTGTACGGACAAAAACCTGCGCATCGAGAGCCTGCACCCCTATTGCTGCCAGGGCCGCATCCTGCTGCGTCCTGACCAGCGCGCCCTGGTGGACCAGTTGCGGCATTTCCCCCTGGCCGACCATGACGACGGCCCGGACGCTCTGGAGATGCTCTGGCGTGCCGCCTCGCAGGGCTACGTCTCTCTGCGGGACGCCTTCGTGCGCGTGCCGCGTGCCCGCTCCCCCTTCGAGAGCGTCCCGCAGGATGATGCCCCCATGACCGATGACCCGTTAGAAAATGGATGGATATGACGCCATGCGATACAAAGCCAAACGCCCTCCGCGCAACCCGCGTCCCTCCCCGGAGGCCCTGCGCGGGGCCGTACAGACCGAAAGCGGCGACACCGCGCCCCTGCTGTATCTGGAACAGCTGCCCAACCTGACCAACGGCCTGACGCCGGGCAAGCTGCGCCGCATCCTGGCCGACGCCGAACAGGGCAATATCGTGGAGCAGCACGCGCTTTTTGCCGACATGGAGGACCGCTGCGAGCACCTGGCCTGCGAGATAGGCAAACGCAAGCGGGCGCTGCTGACCCTGGAATGGGACATCATCCCCGGCAGCGATGACGCGCGGGCACGCGAGGTGGCGGAAAAGGTCCGTGCCATGGTGGACATGATGCCCGGCGTGGAGGACATGCTTCTGGACATGGCCGATGCCATCGGGCATGGCTTCGCGGCGCTGGAGCTGGAATGGGGCATGATGGACAGCTGGCATATCCCGCAAGCCCTGACCTTCCGCCCGCAGTCCTGGTTCCAGTGCCTGTGGACGGACCGCAACCGCCTGCGCCTGCGCGACGGCAGCGCCGAGGGCGCGGAGCTGTGGCCCTGCGGCTGGCTGGTCCACACCCACAAAAGCAAGAGCGGCTGGCTGCCGCGTGCGGGTCTGTTCCGCACTGTGGCCTGGGCTTACCTGATCCGGGCCTATGCCCTGAATGCGGGCATAGCCTATACCCAGATCCACGGCCTGCCCCTGCGCCTGGGCAAATACCCGCCCGGCTCCACGGCGGAGGACAAAAGCGCGCTGCTGCATGCCCTGCGCTGCCTGGGGCAGGATGCGGCGGGCATCATCCCGGCGGGCATGGAGGTCATTTTCCAGACGCCCACGACCGCCACCCAGGACATCCCCGGCCAGCTGGTGACGCGCTGTGAACAGGGCATGAGCAAGGCCATCCTGGGCGGGACCCTGACCACGCAGGCCGACGGCAAGACCAGCACCAATGCCCTGGGCACCATCCATAACGAGGTCCGGCGCGACCTGCTGGCGGCGGATGCCATGCAGCTGGCCGCCACTCTGACCAGCCGGCTGCTGGCCCCGCTGTGCCTGCTTAACCTGGGCATCACGGACCGCAAATTGCTGCCCTACTGGCGTTTCGACACGCAGGAGGCCGGAGACCTGGCCCTCTATGCCGATGCCCTGCCCAAACTGGCCCCGTACATGAAGATAAGCCGCCAGTTCGTCCACGAGCGCCTCAAGCTCCCCGTGGCCCTGGACGAGGACGACGTTTTCCGCGCCGACGGGCAGGACGGGGACGGCAGTGATGACCGGACCGAAGACGCCCGGCCCGGCAGGCAAAAGACCACCACGCGCCTGACGGCCCCCGTCGGGGGTGACGGAAAGGAAGACGGCGAAGAAACCGGCGCCGGGCAGGATGCCCTGGACAACATGTGTGACAGCGCGGACGCCGCTCTGGCCGAGGCCGCCGGTGCCCTGCTGGGGCCGCTTTTTGCCGAGGTGGCCGCAGGCCTTCCCCCGGAAGAGCTGGAAAAACGGCTGGCGGACCTGTACCCCGCTATGGACGCCACACAGCTGACGGACATCCTGTCCCGCCTGCTGTTCGTGGCACAACTGGAAGGACGCAGCCGTGAAGAAGAAACCCATTGATCTGGCCTATGTCCTGACTTTGCCGCCGGAAAAGGCCGTGGCCTATTTCCGGCGCAAGGGCCGCCGCGTCTCGTTCGACTGGCACAGCATGTGGAAGGAAGCCCACGCCACGGCCTTCACCGTAGCCAACTGCGCCAAACTGGACGTGCTGCGCGACCTGCAACTGGGCATCCGCACAATGCTGAAGGAAGGGAAAAGCGAGCAGTGGTTCGTGCGGACGCTGGAGCCCGTGCTGCGCGCCAAGGGCTGGTGGGGGCCGCGTGATGAGGTCAACCCGCGCACGGGCGAGATCATCAAGGTGCAGCAGGGCAGCAAGTGGCGCCTGGGCCTCATCGCCCGCCAGAATGTGCAAAGCGCCGACAACGCCGGGGCCTGGGAAGAACAGTGGGACAACAGGGAGGAGGAGCCGTATCTGCGCTATGTCTCTATGGAGGACGCCCGCACCCGGCCCCAGCACCGGGCGCTGCACGGCAAGATCTTCCCCGTCGATGACCCGTTCTGGCAGACGCATTACCCGCCCAACGGCTGGAACTGCCGCTGCAATGTGGAGGGCGTGAGCCCGGCCCGTCTGAAACGCCGGAAGTGGAAGGTGGAAAGCTCGGAAGGGAAGATGACCACGCGGAAGATCGTCATCCGCGACCGGCGCACCGGCGAGGAGACCGTCCGCACCGTCACGGGCTACAGGTACGACAAGGACAACGTCTTCTGGACGGACGCGGGCTTTGATTACAACCCCGGCGCCGTTGCCATGGCGGACAACATCCTGCGCGAACGCATCCGGGGCCTGAAAGATCCGGCCCTGTACGAGCAGGCCCGGCAGGCCATTAACAACAGCACGGCCCGGCACGAGGGCTTCGCCGCCGTGGTGGAAGGATGGCAGAAGGACAAGGTCATCCGCAAGCGTGCGGCCATTTTGGGCATCATGGGCTGGCAGGAGCTCCTCCATGCCCGTGCCCAGGGGGCGGATGCCGGCGGCGTGGTGGTCTTTGCCGACGACCGTCTGCACCATGCCGGGCGCGGCGTCCACCAGACCAAGGGCACCGCCGTACCGGATGCCGTCTATCCGCAGCTGGCCGCCCTCTTCGCCCGGCCCGAGGCCGTCTATTGGGACGCGGAGCACGAAAATCTGCTCTACGTCTTCCCCGATCCTGAAGAGGGCTGGTGCCGCATCATGCCCGTCAACGTGCCGGGCACGGACAAAAAAACACGGAGAAAGCTGGGGAAATACGACGGGGTGGCCAGCTTCTACCGCCTGGAGCGCAGTAACCTGCATCGCGGGCGCAAACTGCAAAAAATCCGCTGACCATTGCCGCCGGGATTTGAACCCGGATACCGGCCCCCTTTTGCAAGGGGGGCGCGCGTTACCAGCTTACGCGTACAGCAGCAGTCAGCGGAAAATCTTTGTAACGCGAGGATACTCATGATCCGCATAGAAGTAAACATCGACGACGATCAGCTCATGGACAGCCTGGCCGCCCTGGCCCGGCAGGGCGAGGACGCCACCCCTATCATGCGGGGCCTGGCCAATGTCATGCGCTCCGCCGCGCAGGACGCCTTCGACATGGAATGCGACCCCGTCACCGGGGCCGCCTGGCCGCCCCTCAACGAAGCGTACAAAAAACAGCGCTACGCCGACCGTTACACGGGCAAGATGCTCAACCGCACGGGCGACATGCGCCGCAGCCTGAGCGTGCGCTACGGCAAGGACTTTGCCCTGGTGGGCGTCAACGCCCCCTATGCCGCCGCGCACCAGTTCGGCGCGCGCACCAGGGCGCACATCATCCGCGCCCGCTTCAAAAAAGCCCTGTCCTTTTACGGCCGCAACGGCGAAAAGCTGGTCCGCAAGGCCGTGCGCCACCCCGGAAGCCGCATCCCCCCGCGCCCCTTCCTGGGCGTGGGCGAGGACCACAAGACCGAGATGCGCCGGCTGATCGTGCGCCACCTGCGCAAGGCCGTGCGGGGAGCATGACCGCGCTTCAGCCGTTGCGACGAAGGAAGCTACGGATGAAGACAGCAATGCGTTACGCGGCAGGACGGCCAGCGAAGTCGCTGTCGCTATCCGTAAGCCGTCCGTGTGCCGTGTTTCTCTTCCGGGCGGGCCATCGCCCACGTTTTTCTGTTTCTGAAAATCTAACGCCCCTCTAACGCCCGCCACGCGCCCGTAAGGCATCCTCTCCAAACCAGCCACGGGGATAGTTGAAGCGCTGAACAGCTTCGACCTTTTTTCCCCGCATGCGTCCCGTACAAGGGACGCATGGAACGCCATCATTCTCCCCTCCTTGCTTCAGCCGTTGCGACGCAGGAAGCTACGGATGAAGACAGCAATGTGTTACGCGGCAAAACAGCCAGCGAAGCCGCTGTCGCTATCCGTAAGCCCGCAGATGCGGGCAACGGCTACCGCGCTACCGGTCTGGCCATTGCCCTGTCCCTGTCTGATGACACGGGGCAGGACAAGGCCTCCGGTCGCATCCAGCTTTTCCCTGCGGGCACGTTCGCTGCCCGCGACGGACGGCCCGGCAACCTGCGGGGCGTCAACGCCACGTCCTGGCGTCTGACGGCCCAGGATGCCGAGGCTGTCATCGCCCACTGGCAGCGCACCGCCACGCCGCTGGTGGTGGACTACGAGCACCAGACACAGCTTGCCGCGCAAAACGGCCGGCCAGCCCCGGCGGCGGGCTGGATCACCTCCCTGGAATGGGAAGAGGGGCGCGGCCTGTTCGCCGGTGTGGACTGGACGGACAAAGCCCGCGCCCACATCCGTGCCGGGGAATACCGCTATATCAGTCCCGTTTTTGCTTTCGACCGCCAAAACGGCGCGGTGTTGCGCCTCATTTGCGCGGCCCTGACCAACCATCCCGCCCTGGACGGCATGGACGCCGCCAGCGCAACCTTTACCCCCTACGAGGAACCGCCCATGAAACAGATCCTTGCCGCCCTCGGCCTGCCGGAAACGGCGGACGAGGCTGCCGCCCTGGCCGCCCTGACCACACTGCGACAGGAGCGGGACAGCGCCAAGGCCCAGGCCGAGGCCGCTCCCGACCCGCAAAAATTCGTGGCCATGGCCACCTTTTCCGCCGTCCAGAAGGAGGCTGCCCAGCTGCGCGACGAACTGACGAAACTGAGAAACGAGGCCCAGGCCGCCGCCCTGAAGGACGACATCGAGGCCGCCCTGAAAGACGGACGCCTGACCGCCGCCACCAAGGGCTGGGCCGAGAGCCTGGCCAAAACGGCCCCGGATGCCCTGAAAGCCTATCTTGCCGCCCAGCCGCCCGTGCGGGCTCTGGCCGGCACCCAGACCGGCGGCACGCCCCCGGCGGGCGACAAGCCCGGCACGGTATCCCTGACCGCCGAAGAGCAGCATATCTGCGAGCGCCTCGGTCTGACCCGCGAGGAGTTCATCGAGGCCAGACAGACCACGGAGGAAAACTAAATGCCCATCGTCACCGACAGCATCCTGTCCGGTCTGCGTACCGGTTTCAATGCCGCGTACAAACGCGGCGCGGGCCGCGCGCCCGGCCACTGGCAGAAGGTCGCTACCCGAATCCCCAGCACCAGTGCCAGCAATACCTACGGCTGGCTGGGCCAGTTCCCCAAACTGTCCGAATGGGTGGGCGACCGCGCCGTCAAGGACATGAAGGAGCACGGCTACGTCGTCACCAACAAGCTCTATGAAGGCACCGTCGGCGTGAAGCGCACCGACATCGAGGACGACAATCTGGGCATCTATGCGCCCATGTTCGAGGAAATGGGCTACGCCGCCGCCACCCATCCCGACGAGCTGGTCTTCGGCCTGCTTGGCAAGGGATTTTCCACCAACTGCTACGACGGCCAGTTCTTCTTCGACAAGGACCACCCCGTGGCCGTCAACGTGGACGGCACCGGCGGCAATGCCACGGTGTCCAACCTCATCGACGCAGCGGAAAGCCCGGAGAGCAAGACGCCCTGGTATCTGCTGGACGTGTCCCGCACCCTCAAGCCGCTGATCTTCCAGGAGCGCACCAGCCCGGAACTGCAAGCCATCACGGACGGCAAAAACGACACCGTGTTCATGAAAGACCAGTACCTCTACGGCGTGCGCTACCGCTGCAACGTGGGCTTCGGCTTCTGGCAGCAGGCCGTGGCCGTGCGTGACGACCTGACCGCCGCCAATTTCGAGAAGGCCCTGGGCCTGATGCAGTCCTTCCAGGCCGACGGCGGCCGCCCCCTGGGCCTGGGCACCGGCGGCAAGGCGGGCACCCTGCTGGTGGTGCCGCCCACCCTGTACGCCGCCGCCCGCAAACTCATTGCCGTGGAACTGGTCAACGGCGGCGAGAGCAACCCCTGGTACGATGCCGCCACCATCGTCAACGTGCCCTGGCTGATGCCCGCCGTGGTGGCCGCGTAAAGGAGGTGCCCCATGGACGTGCATGTGAAAGCCAAAAAACCGCTGGCCCGGCGCTGCCGCTGCGGCATGACCTTTGATGCCAGCGGCTGCCTGATGCAGGTAACGCCGGAGGAGTACGCGGCCCTCAAGGCCGACCCCTGGCTGGATGTGGCCATCATGGACCCCGAGGACACGGAACTGTCCCCCGACCCGCAGCCCTCTCCCGCCGTGTCGGCACAGGCGGCTCCCACGCCGGAAAGCGCCACAGGCTCCCCCTCCGGGGAAACGCCGCCCACCGCCCAGCCCGCAGCCCACACGACCGGGGCCGCCCATGCCTGACGCCTTCCCGGCAAGCGCTGCTGTCGATGCCCGTAGCTCGCTGCGCTCGGACGGGCACGCTCCTGCGGAGCGCCTTCGGTCGCACTATGCCGGCCCGGCGGACATGACGGCCCGTTTCGGCCTGCAAGAGCTGATCGGCCTGGCCCCGCTGCCGGAAAGCGATGCCCTGGACGCCTGCGGCCCGCCCGTGTTCGCGGATGACTGGCCGCAGGCGGATAATCAGGGGGAAGGCGACCAGCCCCCGGCCTATGACGTGGAGCGCGTGGCCACGGCCCTGGACCAGGCCAGCCGCGAGGCGGACAGCTATCTGGCCGTGCGCCTGGCCGTGCCGCTGGACACCACGGCGGGCGTGCCCCAACCCCTGCGGGCTTTCGTCTGCGACATGGCCCGCTACCACCTGACGGCCGGATTCGGCATGCAGGTGCCCGAGGATGTGGAGGCCCGCTACAAGGCCGCCCTGGCCTGGCTCAAGGACGTGGCAAAGGGCGCGGCGGAGATCGTCGTACCCACGCCGCCGGACGCTCCGGAGCCGCAGCCCCCGGAAACGGGCGTGGAGTTCGCGCCCGGATGCCATGACCGTTTCTTCTAGCGCGTTTTGCCGTTGTAAAAGGCAAACGCGAGGCTGCAGCACAGCGCCGCCCGGCCCAAAGTGAGCGGAAAAACCGCGTTTTTTCCGCGAAACGACAGGCCGTATGGTTGGAAACGCGAAGCGTTTCAAACTGAAAATGCTCTAAAAAAGGAGCCCCCGTGTACCCCATTGCCGCCATCGAAAGCGCCATGATCCGGCGTATCCATGAGGCCCGCCTGCCGTACCTGCGTTTTGTGGGCAGCTATGGCGGCGAGCTGCTGGGCGACTGGAAAAACGTCTATCCCGCCGTCCCGGCCATCTGGGTGACGTTTGCCGGTGCCACGGAGGCCAAGGCCCTGGATACGGCCCGCACCCGCTTTGAAAGCGTGCTGACCTTCACCAGCATAGCGGCGGCCTACAGCCCCCGCACGGAAGTCTCGCGCACGGGCGGCCCGGCCACGGTGGGGGCTTATGCCATGCTGACCGACGTGGCCCGTCTCACCGCCATGCAGGACTATGCCCTGGACGGTGTGGACTACCTGCGCCCCGGCCGCATCCGCAGCCTGTTCTCCGGCCAGGTACAGGCGGGTAGCCTGGCCATCTTTGCCCAGGACTGGCTCTGCCGTGTGCAGGCCAGGCTGCGAGCGCCCTGTGAGCGCCCCCTGGGCACCGATGCTGGCGGCTACCTGCCGCCCGACGGCCAGCCCCTGCCGGGCAAGGCGCATGCCGGGGACGATCCCTGGCTGCCGCCGCTGGAAGGACTGGCCCTGCGCTACTGGTGCAAACCGCCGCAGGACCCGGCCACTGATCCGCCCCTGCTGGAAGACCATCTGACCCTTAACATTCGCATATAAGGAGCCCCCTATGGGCGTTGAACTCTACGTCAAAGCAGCCCCCGGCCTGCGCGTCCCCCGCGAGGACGCCCCGCGCCGCTACATCACCGACGATCAGCCCGTGTCCGTCCCGGCCACGGCCTACTATCTGCGCCGCCTGCACAGCGGCGAGCTGGTGAGCGCCCACCAGATGGTCGCCCACCTGGCCGTTGTGACGCCGGACGCTGAGGAGGCATAAATGGCCAGCACGAACATCTCTTTCGACCAGATCCCGGCCAGCATCCGCAAGCCGGGAAAATATTTCGAGTTCAATACCACCAACGCCGTGCGCACCCTGGCCGCCAACAGCCAGAAAATGCTCATCATCGCCCAGAAGGCCGAAGACAGCGACGCCCCGCTGGTCCCTGTCCAGATCTACGATGACGCCACGGCGGGCGCGCTGTTCGGCTACGGCAGCCAGGCCCAGCTCATGGTCCAGGCCGCCATCCGCGCCTACCAGTACCTGGACCTGTCCGTGCTGCCCGTGCCCCCGGACGAGGCGGGCGTGGCCGCCAGCGGCAAGCTGGAGCTGACAGGCACGGCCACCGGCGCGGGCGTGGTCTCCCTGACCATCGCCGACACCAGCGTGGCCGTGGCCGCCGCCTCGCAGGATACGGCCCAAAACGTCCTGGACGAACTGGCCGCCGCCCTCAATGCAGAGCAGTCCCTGCCCGTTTCGGCCACGGTGGTCACGCCCGAAGACCCGGACGGCGAAGGCGAGCAGGTCGCTCCGCCCCCCTATCTGACCCTGACCGCAAAAAACAAGGGCACCATCGGCAACAAGATCACGCTGTCCGCCGGCTGCACGGCTCCCGGCCTGACGGCTACCGTCACAAAAATGAGCGGCGGCCAGAAAGACCCCGACATCACCGAGGCCCTGGCCGCCGTCTTCGGCGCGGATTATACGCTGTACTGTCTGCCCTGGGCCGTGCAGGAACAGCTCACGGCCCTGCGCGAACACCTGGACAAGATCAGCGGCCCGCTGGAGCAGCGCCGGGCCACGGCCTGGCTGGGCAGTACGGATACGCTGTCTCTTTGCACCACCCTGGCCGGGCAGTGCAACAGCGGCCGCATCTCCCTGGCCTGCCTGCCCGGCAGCCCCAGCCTGCCGGAGACGCTTTCCGCCGCCTACTGCGCCGTAGCCGCCGGCGAGGAGGACCCGGCCCGGCCGCTCAATACCCTGGCCCTCACCGGCGTGGCCGTGCCCCCGGAATCATCCCGCCTGTCCCGTACCGAGCAGGAGGTGGCCCTCAAAAATGGCGTGACCCCGCTGGAGGTGGGGCCGGGCGAGGTGGTGCAGATAGTGCGCGCCATCTCCACCTATACCCGCAATGCCGCCGGGGCCACGGACATTTCCCTGCTGGACATGACCACCATCCGCACTCTGGACTATGTGGCCCGGACCGTGAAGGAGCGCATCGACCTGCGCTTCCCGCGCGAAAAACTGTCCACCCGCACGCCGCCCAAGGTCCGCAGCGAGGTGCTGGACGTGCTGCGCCGGCTGGAACAGCTGGAGATCGTGGAGGAAGTGGAGGCCAACGCCGCCGGGGTCATCTGCGAACGCGATCTGCAAGACCCCAACCGCCTGGACTGCCGCATCCCGTCCGACGTGGTCAACGGCCTGCACGTCTTCGCGGGCGTCATCGACCTGCGGCTGTAGGAGGAAGACATGGAACGACTGAAGAAAGGGAAAGACGCCATCCTTGGCTGGCTGTGGGCGCATCCCCGCGTCACGGTATGCCTGTCCCTCCCCCTCCTGCTCACCCTGATCCCGCTTGCCCTCGTCCGGGACTGCCTCAAAGGCGCGTGGGACGGCTTGCGCGACAGCTGGGAAGCGGAACGGGAAGGCATCCGCGAACTGTGGGCCTACATCCGCAGGGCGCTGGAACTGGCAAAAGAAGACAAACAGGGGAAAAGCAATGCCGATGCGTGAATATTACACGGTGGATCGTTCCCCCAGGGAAATAAAGGACCTGTGGGACTGGGCCACAAAGGAATGCCGGGGCAAAATCGAACATGAAAGCCCCTATGCGATGGGGGTCCTCGCCACGCTGGAATACCTTATGGGTACGCGTGAAGACCCCCCGCAGGCTTACAACGGTGTGTTCTCCCTGCCGAATGTCCTACGGCACTGTGAACAACCGCATGAGGTCGGGGGTGTGCGCGATCCCCGCGTCAACAAGGCGCTGGACGATGACCTTCAGCCCCTCGGAACCGGCAATCCCAAGACTCTTTTTTATACGACCACGGCGTAGCGGCAAAGGGTACCGATGGAAAGGAAGCGAATGTCGTCGGTATTCTTGACAACGGACGTGAGTTGAGATACCATCAATAAATCCTGTAGTTAAAAGTTCTTGGCAATAGGGACTTTACCATCTCGGCCTTGCGTGGTGCTGCAACACTACGCAAGGCCATTTTCTTTTTTAAGGCACCCTGTCCTCCAAATAAGGAAAGCCCCCGTCATTGTGCGATGACGGGGGCTTTTTGCGGGGCGCAGACAACCCGCATCTTGGAGTCTGTGTAGGAAAGGCACACCACACAGGCTGCAACGGTCAAGCTTTCACCCTTTAAAACTTAACCATTAAGGAGGGCTTTCTTGTACCCCATGCCGCCCGCCCTGTCAAAGGAGCGGGCTCTTTTGCATCTCATTCCTGATTAGCTGCCAATAGACGCGCAAATTTTGCTTGCCACAATGTAACTTTCTCGTTACATTCTAAAAAAAAGGAGGTGCAAGTGCCGAAAGGACAAAAAGGGCTATGGGCAGAAAAGACGCTCAACCTAAGAGTCTCGGCAAAGGAACACCGCGCAATCAAACTTCTGGCAACAGAGGCGGGAATGACCATCAAAGACTTTATCTTTAAAGCGCTTGATGCGTTCTCTCCCAACTGGCGGGATAAAGGTAACTCAAAATAAAAAACCGTGCCCGGTATTGCGACTACCGGACACGGCGCAACCCTTTAACACTACGGAGATAGTGAAATGGTCGAAAATACCATATCTCAACTCACGCCCATTGTCAAAAACACCGACGACATCCGCTTTCTTTCCATCGGATCCTTGCCCGCTGTGCTGTCTACGGAAGTAGCCAAAAATTTTCAGAAAAAACATTCTGACGTATTACGCGAAATCGACAGATTGCGCTCTATCCTGCCGAAAACATTCGTAGAACGCAATTTTGCGTTTTTGTTCCGCATTGTCCCCACAGGCAATGGTGGCACCCGCAAAGTCCGGCAGTGCGCCCTTACCCGCGACGCTCTTTCCCTTCTGGTCATGGGCTTCACCGGCAAGGCGGCCATCATGTGGAAGCTGCGCTATATCGAAGCCTTCAACGCCATGGAGCAAGCCCTGCATGAGAACATTCGCAGGGAAGCCAGCGCGGGCGGGGCGGAGGCCGTGAAGGCCGCTTGTCGGCAGGCCCGAACCGAGACCGCCCAGCTGTTCTGGCGGCTCGGCCCTGTCCAGAAGCGCCGGGTACGCCAGGCCGTGCGCTACTACGCCATGGGGCTTGGCAAGCACAGCATCGCCAAGCTGCTGGACGTGAACGGCCGTGAAGTCTCCCGTCTGCTCAAGGCCGCACAGGCGCTGGGCTGGCTGGAAGAAAGAGCGTCCGAGCGCCCCGCCCTGCCCGTACAGGGCAACCTGCTGGCCCTGACCGGCCGCCGTGAGGTGCGTCATGGATAGCGCGCGTCTTCCTGCCGATCTGCTGCATGACGCCGCCGCCCGTATCCGCTGGCAACAAAAACTGCTTTGCGGCCTGCGTCACGACGACCATCTGGATGTTGACGGCCGGGACGCCCTGGGCCTGTACCTGAGCCTTGAGGACATTTATCAGGCCATCACCGAGGCCGCCCGGCAACTGGAAGGCACCGTCTAACCTGAACCGCTGAACATCTTCAACCTTTTTTGCAGCCCCGTGTCGCCACATAGTGGCGGCACGGGGCTTTCGTATTTTTGAAGGCCCCTACCCAACACACGCGGTAGCCGTTGCCCGCGCCGGCGGGCTTACGGATAGCGACAGCGCCTTTCGTTGTCTGTCCTGCCGTGTAACACATTACTGTCTTCATCCGTAGCTTCCTTCGTCGCAACGGCTGAAGCAAGGAGAAAACATGGCCATTCAGGAATATGTGGGGGCCGTCGTCCTGGAGGTGGACGGCAAGGAGATTGAATGCGTCTCCGTCTCCAATGACAGCAACACCGGCTACATGCCGGTCAAGACCATGCGCCGCAAGCGCACCATCAGCGGCTACTGCATGGGCATCGTCACGCATGAGCTTTCCGTCACCGTGCCTATCCCGGTGGACGGCGATCCGCTGGACTGGTGGAAGGTCTTCGATGCCAAGCTGACCATCTACCCCGTCTCGGGCAACGGCAAGCGCGTCTCGTACACCGGCTGCTGCGTGCAGAGCGTGAGCGACCAGTACGAGGCCGAAGGCGAGGCCCGACGCGATCTGAAACTTTTTGCCGTTGAGCGTGTGGAGGAATAGGTATGGAAATCAAGGGAATGTTTGCATGCGGTCTGGAATACGAAGGCCGGCGCCACAGGGCTTTTACCCTGCGCCTGCCCACCATGGCGGACGTGGAAAATGCCATCGAGGCCGCCCAGGCCGAGGCCGAGGCCAATGCCTGCGCAGCCCGCATTGACCGTCACAAGTGGGCCGCCTGCCTGAGCGTGGACGGCATCCCGGCGGAAAAGATGGACGCCCGTCTGCTGGCCGGTCTGGCCGCCAGAGAGTGGGGCATCCTGAAAACGGCCGAGGACGAGCTGGTAAAAAAGCTCGAGGCTGCCAGCGCGGCCCCGGCGGAGAACTGCGCCGAACCCTCCGCCTAGCCCAGGCCGCGCTGGTCCGGCAGGGTTTCGGCCTCGCGGAGGC